TTGAAAAGATCAAAGCACAACTTGAGCCAGAGTTTCAAGATGAAACACCAATGAATCCTTTTGATTTCTGGAAGGGTGCAAACTTCAAGTTGAAGATTCGCAACTATGAAGGCTATCGCAACTATGACAAGTCAGAGTTCGAAGCACCTTCTGCTTTATTTGATGGCGACGATGCCAAGATCGAAGCAAAAGTTTGGAAGGCAGCTCATTCACTCAAGGATTTCTTGAAGGAAGAAAACTTTAAGACTTATGATGAGTTGAAGGCGAAGTTGGATCGCGTTCTTGGCGCAGGTGGTGCTGCTGGTGCAACTGCTTCAAAGATCGATGATGAGGAAGCAGCTGCTCCTGTCGTTCGTTCTGCTCCTGCCAAGAAAGTCACTGCTGAAGATGTCAGCGTCGATGATGACGATATGGCGTTTTTCGAGCGTCTTGCACAAGAATAATTATTCTTGTTTGAGCTGGGATAGGTGTCTGCTTGATTGTAGATGCCTATCCCAGTTACTTTTTCCTTTCACAATTTTGTTGCAACGATCACAAATAAAACTTTTTCTATTTTTGGCTTTTTCTGATAATTTGTTTCTGGTTTCTTGTGAATGCTTTTTGCCAAACATAGGAGAAGATTCACCGAAACGATGAACACCATACATTGGGTTTAGACTGCCAATTCTGGATTTGCTTTTCTTTAGTTTAGTTTCTTCTGAATCTTTATATCCAGTTCTACCTTTTCTAACTGCTTCTTTATGTTCTTCAGATATGGTTCCACCTTTATTGGTGAAATTCCATTTCGAAGAATAATCAGTTGGGATGATAGACAATTCCTGATCAGAAGGTAATTGTTTTGATTCGAATTCTGTGTTGAGAATTTCGCAGAGTCGTTTTGAGATGTTATAAGTATACATGCTGGTTACTCCTATTCAGTGCTAGAGTCGGTGGATACTCGTAATATCGCGACCGACACCTTTATTTAGTATTTTTGTTCTTTGAGAAGTTGGCAGCAGAGTAATTTAGTTTAGAAAACAAATCATGTTTTCAGGGGGACTACGGTCCCCCTCTTTTTTATGCCAAATATTTTTCGAATTCTGTGTTTCTTGCCAAATTAGTTCTTGAATTTCTTTCTTGTATGCTTATTCGACTGTCATGACTATTAATCTGTTCTTGCACTCGAGTTATTTGCCCATTCATTGCCGCAGAAACTTGCAATGCTGCCTGAGAAGTTATTTGCGCATCTTGAATTTCAACTTTTTCTTCGGCTGCTGTTGTAGACACAGTTATGTCGCTTCTAGGTGGTTCTGACACTGTTGCATTTGGAGTGGTTGAAATTGGGGGCACTTGTGGAGTTGGTGCTGGCATGACAGAAACATTGATCCCTTGAGATCTTAAAGACAACCTTCGTTCTCTTTCATATTTAAGTGCAAGAGCTGCTTCTCTTTTTGATATACTTGCCTTATCCTTTGCATAATAACTCTTCATTTGATCATATTCAGTCGAAACTGAAGCCCATTCTTGAGCTAATGCCAATAAAGCTGCCTCAAGGTTATCTGAGGTTCCATTTAAATAATCTCGTATTGCTGGTCTTTTATCGCCAATCAAATAGTTCGCGAAAATATACTCTTGTAATTGTGGAGTAAACTTTTCGTTGCCAGTAAGACCGAGTTTTTCTTTTGCCTCTTTCAATGTTGTTGGAATTAATTGATATTTGCCAACAGCAAAAAATTGTCCTCTAGATTGAGCGCCAATAATATCATTTACAGTGAGCTTTTCCAAATCTGCTCTACCTGCTTTAAAGGTATTGCCAACTTTTTGATTATATGCCGTATATCCACCAAATGCCCGACTTTCTCCACGTTCAAGTAAAGAAGAAAGAATAGGTGTTGATGGTGAAACAGGTGGTCTTGTTACTTGTTGTTCGCCCATACTACCTGCAACACCAGCCACTCTACGTGATTCATTGATTGATGCAACCATTCCAGTTTCTGTGGAAGTTGCAGCAGTTCCTCCTCCGTGAATCAATTCAAAAACTGTTTCTGCCAAGCCTTGCAAGTCATCCTCGAAATATATTGAAGCCAAATATCCTGTTAATCCACCGCCTAGTGCCCCCAGCAATGTTCCTACAATTGGAGTTGCAAATGTTCCTGCAGCTCCACCCAGTATAGTTCCAAATCCAGTCAATCCAACGGTTGAGATTAAATCTGAATACTCACCAACCATTTGCGCTTTGAACTGCTGATCTGAAATTTTTCCCATTGATTTATCTGAAACATAACCAGACATTTGAGCGAGAGTAATTGCCACATCAGCAGCTGCAATTGGTGCAAATATTTTTGCACCGCCTTTAAATGCTTTCATTATAGGTTTGAATCTATTAATCTGCTCTGGCATTTTTTTGACTTTTTGCCCAGCTAATCGTTGCGCTTCTCGATATTCATATCCCTGTGATCGAAATTCTTTTGTGTATTGATTTATTAATTGCATTCTCCCTTCTGTGGGGGTTGCCATTTTCCTTTTTCTTATTCTTTCTCGTATTTTAGACGCAGCATATATTCCACCAGAAGTGACTGTGGCAGCTGAAATGCCTAAAACTCCAGCGTCAAATACTTTAGAAATTTCTTCAGTTGTTGGTAAACCGAGCATTTGCAAGAATTTATCTTCTGGTGTCATCTCGAATCCAGGTTCACCCTGAAATCTTCCCATTGTTCTCTCAAAACTTTTCGTTAGATTAAACAAGGCTGCTGCTTGTGCTGCAAATGATCCAACACTTACTGCTGCAGCAGCCCCGCCAGCCATTAACGCAAGAATTCTTGGATTTCTCAATAAGAATGGTAGCGCGTTATCCAAAAAACTTTTTTGATCTTTCGCTTCTTCTTGTTTCGTTTTTTTCTTTGCGGTTGTACCACGGATTCTTTCGCGCTGTTTTTTATTTTGTTTTTTTAGAACTTCCAATTCTTTAGCAATTAAATCTAATTTACCTTTCACTGTTTTGGAAGGCATTTGAACGCGAACAGCAGTCATGAGAAAGCGAGGATCAATTCTTCGCTGCGTTCTCCCAGAACCCAACTCAGAGTAAAGATTAGATATTAATTGAGAATTTCTTTCTGCAATTGTAGTGAGCAATCCTATTCTTCGATTGAGCGTGGCGATAGATGAAGTTGTGAAACGTTTGAAGTCATTATCAGCCTTTTCCTTTTCTTCTTGCTGTTTATCTTGCTTTCTCTGGAGTGGTGTGCGTTTTCCAAATGCAGTTTGTGCTACAGTTGCTATAAATTCAGATTTGGTAATGATCCTCGCCAGATTATAGACTGAGAAACGCATTGCCAAATCTTCACGAACGATCATTGAAAATGCTGTTTTTAATGGAACGTTTTTTCTAGCCTGTATAGTGTACAGCTCAGCAGCAATGGTTGAAATTGACATTATCGTCTCTTACTCTTTTTAAATAGGCTTTGTAAATCGTTTTTCTGTTGATCTGATTGTTGCTTTAATCTCTCAGCTTCCTCTTTTGCCCAAGTATTCACCATTCCGATATACATGTCACGCTCCCATGGAATCATATGTTCTAATTCTGTGAGAGTATATTTGTATTGATGAGTCAATGTAAACATGTTGCTGTAGTAATTTTTCAAATTCGCATTACGAAAACTTAGGTAAAAAAATCGGTGAGTCCCTCCATATGCAACTTGTGCTCAAATCCGCATTTTTGACAAGTCGTTTCAACATCGTGTTCCATTTTAGGAAGATTCTCAAAAAATGATGTAATTCGATCAAATTGTTCTTGTGTCAAAGACTCTAGGAATTGATAGAATTCTTCCTTTGGCGTTTCATGTGCATAATACATTCCGTCATTATCAAAAATGTATTCTGTGCACTCATAGATCATATCAAAAACTTTAGTATTGGTGTCAGTTGCCACCATATCTTCAATTGGTTTAAATGATTTCAAAGTTGGAAATTTCAGCACAATTCCTATTTTGTTTGTGATATAAATTTTTGGTGAAATGTCAGATACTGGTGGTTTGATATCAAGAACATTAAATGTTACAGGCATCATATTTTTACATTCAACTTCTACTTCAATACCTTCATCGTTCTTTTCAGAACCAACTACATTTCTGCATATGAAGTAAGTTTCAATTTGTTCCCCAACAGATCTGGCTCTCAAATTCAAAAACAAATACTCGATATCGAAAATTGGCAACTTATCGATATCAATTTCATCAACTAAACAATTATTAATAATTTGCTTGATGGTTTTATAAATTGTATCTTCTTCTTCACTTTGAAGTGCCATTAGAAGAAGTTTTTCTTCTTTTACAAGAAATGGTCGAAACTTGATTGGTGTTGGATTTGATACTAATTTCAATTCAAAAATAGGCAAATCAATTTTAGGTAAAGGCATAATCTAACTCCATATTAATCTGGAAAATTAATTTTAGGTGGCTGTAATGATCCCAAGAAATCTCGCTTGGCTTTTTCATTAGAAGTGATTGCTTCTTGTCTTAGATAATCATCAAGAGATTGAGTATCTAATGGACGATTTCTCATATCAGAAATTATATCTGCAGAAAACCCTAATTTTCTAGCTGGTACGTCAATCATTCCTGTATACTCATATGCAAATGTTACTGTAAGTTTATGGAAGCCATCATCAGCCCAATTTGATGGCAATGAAGCAACTGTCACTGGATATGCATTGTATAGTTTTACTTGCATATCAATATATTTTACATGAGGACCACCACCGCCACCTAAAACAGTAGAATACTTCGCAGCTGTATCATAGAATTGAAAAATATTAATGTCATTTACAACGTCGTCGTAGTATCTATTTGATGCTGTGTTTGGAGAGATTTCATCTAACCAATTGCTGTAATATTGATAGATTGGAAATTTTGCATTATGATAAAATGTCAATGTAACTTCATTAAAATCGCGCTTGTATGGCGTTCTAATTTTTTGTCTACCTGGAATATTAAAATCTGAGGTTGTGATTGTTCTTCCTGGGAATTCTACGGAATCACATAAAACTGTAAATTCTCTTAAATCTGATGATGCATAGTAATCTAAAACATTAGGGTGCCGATCAAATCTAATTGCAAATTTGCAAGAGCGGAGGAGGTTTTGATTACGAAAATTGTCAAGATTGAAATAGTTAAAATTATCTGGTGTACGTTCAGCTGTTACTGTGATTTGCGCAAGACCATCGATTTCTGGAATAATTTGATCTAATTCTGCCATTACTTTCTATACACCATAAAGTTAGGGGTTGGTTATAAACTTTTGCACAGGAAGAAACACTGCAGTTTCCCAATTATCAGGTTCTATGTAAATCAAAGAGGACATTATATGTTGAAACAAGTATCTTTTTATACACGGCTCAATTATTCTATATCTCCGCGAAGTTGATAAGAGCGAATATGAAAGATTAAATCTTGTAGTATCGTCATATTTATCGTTGTTTATAAAATCGTGAAGGCGATCTAAGAGAACAAGGCGGCTTCCTGGATCTAGATAATGTAGATTTAGTCCCAAAAACCCGTCTGAATAGGTATCCATTGGGATCACAAGGGGAAATTTATCCCATATAGGTAATACATCTTTGTATTTTGCATCATATGCGAAAAAATACATCTTTCCGATAAATGCTTTTGGGGAAATTCTTGTTGCATCGTTTAAAATATTGCTACGATTAGTGGGAATTCGTATGCGAGAGATTTTATCACCCAACCATGCACGTGCAGCTGAAGTTCTGGGCGCGATTCCAGCAGCATTCATCTCCCGATTAAGTTTATCTAACAATGATGGCATTAAATTCCCAACTCTTTTTCAGTTATGACTACAAATTTCCAATTACGATCCTTGCAGTATTCTTCTGCAGCCTTCCATTTCGCCTGATTAATCCCATAGGTCATAACTTCAGTGATGTATCTTTCAGTGATCCTTTTCTGTTTCTTAGGCTCAGTTGCTTGACTACTTGGCTTCACTTCTATAACAACTGTTTCTATCAATCCCTGTTTATTTCTTGATTTTACAAGAAAATCGGGAAAATAACGATGCCAGCGACTATCAACTGGAGATATATAAGGTATAATGATTTCTTCGCTTGACCACCCAACTACATTTTCATTTGTATCCAAGTGCGTCATTACTCTGCGCTCCCACAGACTTCTATACCATATATTCGCAGGATCGCCTAAATATTTATTAGGATTTTTGGGATTAAATTTTCCAGAATACGCCATCATCTATTTATAGGAACATTTAATGAACCCTAACGCTGTTCTAGACAGATATAACCACTATAAAGACAATCCTCCACCAAGAAGAAGTGGTAGAGGGGACTCCGATATCCTGCAGGAAACGCGACAACAAAATTCGTTACCTGCATCAACTGCAGATTTACCACAAGATCAATCAACAACTGCCCTAGAACCCAGACCAGATGTAGCTCTAACTCAAGAACCTGATTATTCTGGTGAAAAATTAACGCTCATAAAATTCCCGCAAGATATGGAGGAACGCGGAACTCCATATATGTTGATTAAAATTTATGAGACAAATACAGCAGAAATTCCTCAGCCCACAGATGAATTTAGTGCATCGATTCGAACTGGCGCTAATGCCGCTGTAGCTACGATAGAAGCATTAGAACGGGCTACTGGTCTCGGAAATGAAGCTGCTGCTGCTGTCGCTGGTGGCGCATTTTTCGGCGCAGCAGGTGCAATTGGTGGTGCATTAGTTGGCACGGAAGCTGGACTCACAAAATTTAACGAGTTTGCAAATAACGTTTTTGGTGCCGTTGAAGGTGGATTAAGTTCAAGGGCAAAAAATCTGGTAAAGAATTTTTCAATAAGAAGAAACACTACCAGAATTTCGCGAGCTATAGCATTGTTCATGCCTGATGGAATCAATACATCCTATGATAACGAATACAGCGCGATATCGATGACAGCTACTTTTGGTGTTTTGGGTTTAGCAACGCAAGCTCTCTATGCCAAAGGGGATACTGGTCAAACCAATGCATTTATTAATGAAGCGGCTGCTCGCATTGCAGGGGGGTTATTGGGTAACGAAGATGTTACAAGAGCAGGATTATTTGCTACTACTGGTAAAGTGCTAAACCCTCAACTTGAAATGATCTATAACACACCTGTTCTTCGAAAATTTGTTTTTGACTTCAGATTAATACCGAGAAATGTCACAGAATCAATTCAAATTAATTCTATTGTTCAAATGTTAAAGTATTATTCTGCGCCAACTATTCCAAATGGAGTTGGTGGCAGATACTTGATACCACCTGCTCAGTTTGAAATTGAGTTCTACGATGGTGCTGGATCTAAAAATCCATTTTTGTTTAAAACTAAAAAGTGTGTACTCTCGGGTTTAAATTTGGATTTTACACCAAATGGATATGCTTCTCACGACGATGGCGCGCCAGTAGAAACTAGAATGCAACTCACATTTCAAGAAGTTTCTATCATCGACAGAAATGCAGTAACCAGAGGTTTCTAGTCATGTATTTCTCACAATTTCCAAAAAAATTATATACCTTTGACTTCAGTAAAAATAATCCAACTCAAGTCACAGATATATTTTCTAGATTTAAAATTTCTAGTTCTGTATTAAACAACACAGTTGGATTTTATAAGTATCAGCTGCGAGACGGTGATACTCCTGAGATAGTCGCATATCAAAAGTATGGAGATCCAAAATTGCACTGGGTTATTTGTCTTGTAAATAATTTAATTGACCCTCAGTTTGATTTTCCATTAACACGAAATGCATTGGAGAGATTCATACTAGATAAGTATGGGTATAGTTTAATTGAGCATGCATATTCGAATGTTCATCACTATATTTTAGAAGTAAAAGACACTCTAGTAGAAGTAGACGGTCCGACAACAGTTACCACTAAAAATAGTATTGTCACATTAGAACAATTTAATTATACTACAAATACACTTGATACAGAGCTATTGAACGTTCCACAAACTCAAACTGCAACTTTTTACGCAAATAACTCTGACAATACTTCTGCTGTTGTGGCGACATTTAGCAAAGTCTCTACATATAAACCAGTTTATGTTTATGATCATGAAGATCAGTTGAATGAAGAAAAAAGAACTATTAATATCTTAAAACCAGAATATGTTTCTGGACTCGCAATTGAATTGGAAACAGTATTAAATGGCTGATTTAAATTTAGCATCTTCAACACAGTCAGTATCTGTTGTTGAATGTAAAATAATTGGATCAAATGGAAGAATTAAAGATCTAACAAATCCATTAATCTATGACAGTATTCAAATCTATGAGAGTATTTACTCTCCAGTGATTACAGGAACAATTCAGCTCACAGAAGGTGTCAACTTAGCTACTGAATTGAGTTTACATGGTAATGAATATCTGTTCTTATCATTTTGCAGACCTGGTGAAAATGATAAAGAATCGCGATATACAAGAACTTTTAGAATTTATAAATGCGGAATGAAAAGACCGAACAGTCAAATTCAATCTTATGTATTATATTTTTGTTCAGAAGAACTTGTCTTTTCAAAACAGCAAACAATATCTAGATCGTTCAAGGGCAGATCAACAAGCGATTACATCTATAACATATTGACACAAGATTTGAAAACCAATAAGAAACGAGTCAACACCAGATATTTTGAAAAGGCTGAAGGGAATCATAATTATGTTATAACGAAATACAATCCACTCGATGCAATCAAATACTTGGAATTTTGCTCATATAATGCAAATGAATCGCCGTTTTTATTTTTCGAAAATCGAGATGGATACAACTTTGTCTCCCTTGAAACACTATTCAAAGCACCTGCCTTAGATCCGCCTTTAAATTATAATACTGCTAAAATTTTGTTCGATCAATCCGAATCAGCATTCAAAAACGCAAATGACATTAAATCATTTGAATTCAATCAACTGTTTGATGTTCTTGACAGTGCAAAAGAATCTGCTTATTGCGGAAGATTATATACACTTGATCTAATCCGTCAAAAGTTTACCAAACACGACTATTCTCTTGTCAATAGTTTAGCAAGAAATACAATGATGGATGGATTCTTTCCAGTGAATAACTTTAAGAATAGAAATGACCGTGCTTTGTTCGAGGAATTCAATGGTCAACCGATGTTTTGGTTGACAAATTTAAATCAAAATGAAACAGAATACTTCATTTCAAAGGCAGTTCGTGAACAAAATACTGATATTGAAAAGTTTCTTCTTCAAAGAAAAGTTCAACTCGGAATGTTAAATAGAGCAAATGTTGAGTGTCGAGTTCCTGGTAATCCAAACTATTCAGTTGGATACATGGTTGAGTTTAATTTGCCAGCATTTATGACTCAGGTTGGAAGTGTTAATGAGAGAATTCTAGATCCATACTACAAAGGTAAATATTTGATAACTCGAGTTAGACATTCAATCACTCCAGATAGTTTAGAAACTGTGCTTGAGTTGAACAAGAATTCTGTTGCCATCTCTTTCGATGGTGCTTCAAATGATAATCAAGCGGTAAAAACGGCAAGAGATTTTTAATGGATAACGCATTTTTAGGCTTAAATAATTTTGTTTGGTGGTTTGGTGTTGTAGAAAATCGCCTTGATCCGCTAGAACTCGGACGCTGCAAAGTTCGTTGTTTTGGTTGGCACAATTCAGACATTAATCAAATTCCAATTGATGATCTTCCATGGGCACATCCAGTTGTCCCATATGGTGTGAAGGCAGTACAACCACCACCAGAAGGAACAATGGTTTTTGGATTCTTCGCTGATGGTAAGATAGGTCAATATCCAATTATCATGGGCACAGTTCCAGGCGTTCCTGAAGAACTCGTTGACAATAATCTTGGTTTCACTGACCCATATACTGAAGCAGAAAAAGCCTCTCAAAATTTCCCCAGAAAGATTCGAGAAGCAAGTATTCGAACAGATACTCGTGGCGTTCAAGTTGTTGAGGATGTGGCAAAAAGAAATCCTGCCAATTTAAACGAACCAACGATCTCTCGTCTGGCACGACCAGTTCGCGGTGTCGCTGAAGATGGAACGTATGATGGTATTGCTCCAGAGTCAATTGCAAATACCACAATTGATATTCAAAGAAAAACAAGAATCACTGATATTAACACTGCAGCTGGAACCACGTGGGATGAACCATATCCCTCATACAATGCTCAATATCCCTTCAATCACGTCTCAGAAACTGAATCTGGTCATGCATTTGAAATGGACGACACAAAAGAATTTGAGCGCGTTCAATTGTCGCATAGAACAGGATCAACTTTAGAATTTCTTCCTGAAGGTCATACCAAAATTAAATCACAATCAGGTCGTTATGATGTAACGATGGGCGACCATCGCAATTATGTCAACGGCACTAAATATGAAACAGTAGACTCTGATTATTTTATTCGTGTTAATGGTAAACTTCGTATTGAGTGTGATGTGTTTGAGCTAGTCTGTAAAGGAAATCCTGGAACTGCCACAATCACAGCAGAACAAGGCGTTGATGTAAAAGGTGGGACTAAATTTAGTGCTTCTGGATTGTCTTCAGCAATGACTGGTGCAACTGTTTCAATTAATGGTGCGATTAACACTTCTATTTTCGGCGGCACAAATGCAAGTTTGTCAAGTGGCGGTCAAGCGTCTATGGGTGGAACACTCGTTCATCTTGGTGGCAATATTGTTGAAGCGGATGCTCAAGTGTTCAAAACTCATGGAATTCAAGATTTGAACTCATGCTTACCTCCACTCGGCGAAGTATTGAAAGTTCCAGAACCAGAATTGATTGATGCAGGAACGCCTCAATTTAGCGTTCCTGTGATTCCTGGAGTGACAGATGGCTAAAGTAGATGTACTAAATGCTGCACCATTGAAGAGAGTACCTTCCCGTTCTCCGCATCCTCCCAAAACAGATCGATTCTCAAAAGTGGATCAGTTGCGAAAACAAGAACCTGAAGTTACAACAGCAAATGTTGTTACAGGTAATACTGTTAGCGATCGATTTGCAGGAGATACAGGCGCTAGTGCAACAGCAAGAATCAATCCAACTACGAATCAGCGCGAAATTACGGGAGTGATTCCATTTATTGACAGTGAAACAATTACTAAGATTTTCACTGCAGGTGAAGAAAGTGCTCCAATACAAGGTAAACGAGTTGCTTTCAATCAAACTTTAAATCCTCAAGCAGATACTTCAGGTGAAAAATCCGCTTCCAATACTGCCCCATACTTCGGCGGCAGTGGTGGATAAATATGTGTATTAGTCAGAAAGATTTAAAAGACTATCAATTGATTATGGCAAAAATGTCGAAACTTGATGTCCTCTCTGAAGAAGATAAAAAATTTCTACTTGACCATAACCTAAAACAGAAGTATGATGCATATAGCATCGTGTTAGATGTCGTCAACAAATTGAATAGGAGTAATGTGTCTTCCTAGGTAAAATTATAGGCAAAATTATTAAAATTATCCTCTGCTTGATCGGAGGATTGCCGCTATTACAAACACTTGCCATGGTGTTCTCTTGCGTCCCAATTCCGTTTGCAAAGAACGGAGGGTTCAACTTTGCCGCAAGTAAATTCGGCAAGTTTCTATCAGACATTAAAGACAACATTCAGAAAGGTGTCGACGGTGTCAAGGATTTCTTTTCTCAAAATTTCATCAATCCAATTCGTGACGGAATTCGAGACAGTATACTTTCACCGCTTGATAAAGCAGTATCAACTCCATTTAATAAAATTAATGAAGAACTCGAAAAGCTCACTGCAAATGATTATGCAGGAATAGAGGCATCATTGCCATCACTATTCAGTAGAACTGAACCGAGCGTGGTAACTGCACGTAATCGATTGCTCGATGTTCTTGGGAAGGTAAACACAAGCGCAGATAACTATAAGATTGGACCATTCATGCTTGGTGAATTGATCACCATGGCTCAATCTGCAGATTCTCTCGCAAAAGCGATGAGAGAGTTTGAGCAGCATACTGACAATCTTTCAGGTTTGGGTGGTTCTGGAACTGCACTTGAGCTTCAAAGGCTTTATGGTAATGTTGTTTATACTGGAGCAACAGCAAATATCGCCTCAAGCAATCAAGTCAGTCCAAATCTAAGTGCATCTGTTTATCCGATTGTCGATATCGGTGACACGGTTGTAATTAATTCTTTAGAAAAAATCGTTATTGATAAGAATTTCACTGCTGCCCCTGCTGGAACAGTTGCAGTGGATGTTTTAACTGACAGTTCTAAAGTGACGACAGCTTCTGTGGCGACTTTGAACTTGGCTAACTGCTTACTTGATACGAATGGAACAATCAAATTAAATAAAAATATGTACATCTCTGTGAACGGAGAAGTTCGTCAGGTGAATACAATCAATTCTTTGGGCGACTATCTCACTGTTTACAATCCATTCTATAATTCTGCATCAGGTCAAACTTTCTTCAAGGAAACCTCGTTTAACGTCAACACTGCATTTGTCACCACAAGTACAGATCTAGAAATTAAAGTTAAAACCTCGTTCGTCTGTAATTCAGTCTGTTTGGATAATGTTATCACAGGTCAAGGCACAACCTTTACCTCTCAGCTTCAAGCAAATAACAAGATTCTCTATGATGCTCGAGAATATATCGTCACATCAGTAACCGATACAACGATTACAGTCGATGACTATCTAAGAGCCACAAAGAACTTTGCAGTCTATAAAGTTACAAACGAAACACCATTTGTGGGTCTAGATGACGATCTTGTTGATCCAGATGGAATCATCAATGCGTTCACGCTTCCAGGATCCATCACTGGCGATCCAAACTTCATGAATGGAGTTACGACTCGAGTTCGCCGCGCAAATGGCGTTTATCAAACTGTCAATGCTTCAAAGCCAACTGATGCCGCTCAAGCTCTATTCCAAGATCAGCTAATGGAACGCGCTCGTGAAATTTTAAATCAAATGAAATATGATCTTCGTGATGATGCAATTCGTTCACTCACTGAAAGCCAAACAGTAACAGCAATTAATGATACAATCGGCAGATTGAACACAGTCAGAGATGACGTTCGAAACGTTATTGAACAGGATATCGCAGTTCTAAATCAGGCTAAGAATCTTGTGAAAGGTATGGTCAAACTGTTCTCGCTCTCTTGCTCGAAGAAAAAGAGAAAAGATAGCGGTGTAAATGATTCCGACGAATACTTGGATATTATTCTATATCCGAACCCAGATAGGCAGGGTTGCGATGCCACAACCAGCGACTTCATTGATATTCTCGATGATTTCGACGCAGAGTATAATGATCCAGGTTTTGCAAATAATCCTGTTTCGGCAAATACAACGGTACAAAACTTTGATGCTCTGGATGATCTAAATGGTCTCACTGGTCCATTCCCAAGACAAGGAACAGGCACTGGAGAAGGCGAAGGCGACGCTGGTATCGATAATCAGAACCCAGATGTCAATGTTCCAGAGGATCCATGCGCAAAACCATGCTAAATATAGCATATTCTGCGGGAAAAATAAATGGCATTAGAGACTCGTACATATAAAGACTTAGACTTAAATTTCAGAGCTCACCCAATTACAAAAGATGTTGTGAAGCGTACTGGGAATGCTTCAATTATCGGCGCTTTGAGAAATTTAATTCTTACAAATACTTACGAGAAACCCTTTCAGCCTACATTTGGATCTCGCGTCCGCGGATTACTGTTCGAAGACGTTTCATTTGTTACAGCTAATCTACTTCAATCTGAAATACAAGAAACGATTCAACGTTTTGAACCTCGTGTTTCAGTAGATGCAATCCGTGTTCAGGCAAATCCTGAGCAAAATAGATATGATATTACGCTTCGATTCTTTATTAATAATTTGCAAGCACCTGTAACTGTTAACTTTTTCTTAGAGAAGGTCCGTTGATGGCAAACACAGACCAAAAGCTAGTTGTCTCCGAACTTGATTTTTCTGAAATCAAGGCTAATCTTAAAAATTTCCTTCGAGATCAGTCTGAATTTTCTGATTTCGACTTCGAAGCAGCAGGCATTAATGTTCTTCTAGACATTCTAGCATATAACACTCACTACATGGCATTCTATAACAATATGATTGCCAATGAGATGTTTTTA